ACGCCTACGGGCTGGCACCGAAGAACACGCCGGTCGCGGGCAAGGAATGGCCGCTGGCGCGTACCGGCGTCAAGCAGCTCTATACCCCGAGCGATCCCGAGCTGAACGATCTGGCGCTGGCGAAGATCAACCCGGTCATTTACGAGCGCTACAACGGCGGCGGCCGCTACGTGTTCACCGACTCGCTCACCTGCGCGAAGGTTTCCACGTCCTACCGCAAGCTGATTTCCGTCGCCGAAATGAGCGCATCGCTGGACGACATGGTGGCGAAGTACGGCAAGGAAGTCGTGCAACTGCCGATGGACCCGGCCACCGCCAAGATGCGCAAGTTCCTGAAGGCGACTTTCGACGCTGCGCGCTCGTCCGGCTGGCTGGTGGCCTCGGATGAGCCGGAACTCGGCGACAACGGCTATGCCTTCGACGTAAAGCGCAACGCGGTGCGCCCGGCCGACCGTATGGACGTGACCTACAGCCTGCATTACGACGGCGTGGTTCGCGCAATCACCGTTACCCAAACCCTTTCGCGATAAGGAGCACTTGAATGATGAATCAATCCCCCCTGGCGATGGCTATGCGTAGCCTGTCGGCCGAGGGCTCGCAGTCGAAAACGGTGCTGGATAGCGCCACTGGTGCAGGAGCCCCGCAAGGGGCGGCGGCCTATGCCACCGCCGATCTGCGCCTGAAGGCCGCTGCGGTCATCCAGCAGTGGGCGGAAACCTCGCCCGACGATCTGGCCGATGGCGAGTCGATGGCCGACCGCCTGATGTCGATGGTCGTCGGCGTGGCCGATGCCGACAAGGACGGCGAAATCACCGACGACGAGCAGGCCGTTTGCGATACCGTCCTCGAAAATATGTGGGACTACCTGCTGTCGAAGGGCGTTTCGGACGACGACTGCGACGCCCTGCTGAACAACTGGGGTGCGGCTGCTGCGGATCGCGCCTATGACCTGATCGTGACTGCCCTGCCGGAAGGCGAGGAAGCATCGGCCGAGGATATGGACTCCTTCGCTTTCGACGCCGACTCGGACAGCGCAGTGTTCGATGCCGTGTACAAGAAAAAGGTTGTCGTGCGCGGCGGCCGTAAGGTGCGCATCAACAAGCGCGTGTCCGGCCATGTTCGCCTGTCGGCCAAGCAGAAAATCTCGATCCGCAAGATGCTCCGCAAGTCGCACTCGGCGACGGCTACCATGCACCGCATCAAGTCGAATCGCATTCGCAAGGCGGCTGGCCTGTAACCTGGGCCGCGCACCAAGCGCCAAGGGCGGGGGAATCCCCGCCTTTTTTTCGCCTGTAGGAAAAGCGCCGGGACCGCCCGCAAGGGCCGCGCACATACTTTGCGCATGGCAGATTCCAACATCCCTACCGTTGTCGTCCGTGGCAACAAAACCAAAGTCCTAAGCTCCGACTGGACCGGCCTATCGCCGCACCTGCTGGCGCGCTTCTACCCTGTCCGCAAGCTCGCGGACGGCTCGGGCTGGGAACAAGGCCGCAAGAAAGACGGCACGGTGGCCGATCAGTACGTGGCGGACGACGGGATCGAGGTGCATGCGCCAATGACGGACGGCACAAGCGAGCTGACCCTGAACTGGAATAGCCCGTTCGAGAACGCCGGGGCAGAGTCGAAAGCCCCAGCACTGTCCGCGATGCTTCAGTCCGGCTCGCTGACCTCCATGCTCCAGGGTATCGGCAGCGCCGGGATCATGCCCGATATGCTCGGCGATCTGGCGAAGCAGTCGGCCGACATATCCCGCAAGATCGAAGGCAAGACCGGCATCACGAAGCTGAACAGCACGCAGATTTTCAGCGGCATGCCGCCGATCAAACTGACTTTCACGCTGCACTTCCGCGCCTTCAAGGACGCGGTAAAGGAGGTGCGCGAGCCGATCCTGAAGCTGAAGGAATGGGCGCTGCCGCAAATGCTCGCCGCCGATGGACTGGTGGCCGGGGCCATCAAGAACGGCGCGAACCAAAATATGTTCGATACGCTTTTCCCGTCGCTGACGCCGCAGGTCGTCGGCATGCGGTACGGCGATATGACCTATCAGCCGATGGTCATTGAAAGTGTCTCTGAACCCATCACCAACCCGCGAACCGACAAGGGCGTTATGACGGCGTGCAGCGTGCAGATCACGCTTGCCACCCTGGCTGCGCTCGACCGGGCGGACTACCGGAAAATCTACCTATGATCGTTTTTTCACCGCTGCGCACGCGCCGCGTGGATGCCCAGTTGCACGAGCTGTCCATCGGCGACGAAATCGCCCTGTGCCATCTGCCCGAAAACGCGCACGAGAAAGCGCTGACCGAGTTTCTGTCCCGCGCAGTCGAAAGCGCTACCGCATCGAGCCCCAAGCACCTTTCGGACCCGCGCGCATGGAGCGTCAGCGAGCGCCTGCTGGCGCTTGCGCACTACTGCATCCATACCCGCGACGACCGGCCGGATTACGCCGTCACGGAAGTGTCCAAGGTATCCGACTACCTCGATATGCAGCGGGATCTTCCGGCCGCCCCAGCGACCTTCAGCGCGCTCGGGGATAGTTGGACCCTCGTTCCCCTGTCCGGGGCCGCTGCGGAGGTTCTGGAGGCGCTACAGCTCGAATCTGACCTGAGCGGCCGCGCGCACTGGCTCATCGGCGGCATGGCGGCGCAACTGCTGCGCCAAGGCGAGCAGCACCCGGACCCGGTGACGGAAACGACCGACTACGCCGCATGGCTGGAAAAGCGGATCGGCGTACTGCGCGAATTCCCCAGTTCGAGCTTCGACGTGCTGTTCGCGCGATACCGCGAGGCGGTCGAGCGCGACAGTCAATTCTTCTCGATCTGGTTTGACGATCAGGGCGTCGTCGTTCTTCCAAAGGAGGCCGGGGCGCTGACGCCACCGGCCCGATTTCTCGTTCTTGCCTGCATCGGCGCGGTCGCGCTTTCACTTGCAGGAAAAGCATAGCGAAGTCCTCGCGACTTTGTTCTTAAACTTCGGTATCGACTACGGCAAGGCGCAGCTCATGCGCCGGTCGGACGTGCAAACGATCTTCGAGAGCAAGGCATTCAGCGACTGGAGGAAGTCGCAGGAAGCGCGCCAGAAGATCGACTTGGCTGTGGTTGAACGGCTCGATATTGTCATCCGATCTATCGGGAATTTAGGTAAGGCACTGTCGCGGTAGCGGCAGTTTGGAGAACCCACATGGCAGAACCAGTAGCAACGCTCGCGGCGATTTTTTCGGCCCTGGCGAAAGCCGCGATCAGCTACCTACCCGGCGCGGCCGGTGCGGCGGTATCGCTCAAGTTTTTGGGGGCGGACCTGAACCGCTCCCAGCGGCTGATTTCCTTTGGCGTTGGCTTCGCGTGTGCGATCTACGTCGCCCCGGCCCTGATCGAATTCTTCAGCATCGCAGGCCCGCGCGTCCATTCCGGCATCGAGTTCCTTGTCGGCCTGTTCGCTTTGGCTACCTGCCGCGAGCTGTTCACCGAGATTAACAATGCGGACATCATCGGCACCATCAAGCGCCGCTACTTCGGGGGCGACAAATAATGCTCCTGAAAACCGCACTCTTTATCGTGGTCAGCGTATGCCTGTGGGGCGTGCTTAACCCGCGCCTCAAGACCCGGACACTGGGTACGATGGCCCTGTCCCTGATCGCGCTGCTGGCGGTGGTGGAGCTATGCAGGTAAGCGTCACGCTCGACCAGATAACGCGGGTCATGCCCGGCGCGCGCGCCGTGGCTGCGGCCTTTGTCGAGCCCCTGAATGCCGCCATGCGGGAATTCGGCATTACGACCGAGCGCCGCGTCGAAATGTTCCTCGCGCAGATCGCCGTGGAATCCGGCCAGCTCCGCTCTACCGTCGAGTGCATGGACTACAGCGCCGAGCGTTTGATGCAGGTATGGCCGCGCCGCTTCCCTACCCTCGCGGTGGCGAGCCACTACGCGCACAAGCCCGAAGCCCTCGCGAATCGGGTCTATGCGGATCGCGGCGGAAACCGCGACGAGGCGAGCGGCGATGGGTGGCTCCATCGTGGCGCGGGCCTTATCGGGCTCACGTTCCGCGACAACCAGAAGAAATGCGCCGATTACTTCGGGATCGAGCTGCGCAAGGTGGGCGACTGGCTGCGCACCCCGGAAGGCGCTTGCCGCTCGGCCGCGTGGTTCTGGAAAACCCACGGCTGCAACGAGCTGGCCGACAAAAACGACTTCGACGGCGTTTCTGATGCCATCAACATCGGGCACCAGACCGACGCCGAGGGCGACGCCATCGGCTATCAGGACCGGCTTGCCTTCCTCAACGCCGCAGAAAGGATCATCGCATGAGCGGAACTATCAAGGCCGTAGTGGCGCTGGTGCTGGCGCTGCTGCTGGCAGGGTCGCATTACTTTGCCTACAGCGCGGGCCGCAACGCGCAGCAGGTTGGGCAGGGCCGTGTGGAGAGCACACGGAAGGATGCGGTAGTTACGGCAGTGCTTAATGGCGTCGAGGCAAACGCGCATGAACAAAAGGAAAATGAGGCGAAAGCCAGAAAGGTATCCGATGGATTTCAAAAGGAAGTTGCTGGCGTGCTCGATTACCGCCCTCCTGTTGCAAGCGTGCGCCTCCCAGCCCTTGCCTTCTCCGGTTGTGGTGACGCTGCCGCCGAAGTCAAAGCCGCAGGTGCCAGCGGACCTGATGGCACCGCTGCCGGAACCGTTGTATTTCCAGAAGAAGTACAGCGAGCTGTTGACCGATTTACAGAAGGCGTTGGACGACTGGAAAAGGAAGCAGACAAGACCGCCGCAGTAGCGCGTGGGCACCAGCAGTTCGCGCGCGAGAATGGTTTTTACGGGGATGCGGAGGTGTCGAAGTGAGTTTAAGCAAGCAGGCGCGAATTGAGCGGCGCGCGGCCGGGACGCTGTACCCGGATGGGAAGTGCCACTTCTGCGGCTACAAGGTGCCGCCTAAAGCACATTGGTGCTCAGGCGACTGCGCGAAGGAATACGAGGCTGAAACGCGCCAACTGGCGGCAGTCGGCGCTGGGGATGCAGGCGGCCCAGGTCATTCGGGCTTGTAGTGCTTTTCGAGGACTTCGGCGACGTATGCGCGCACGGCCTTGTCGATGACGACTTGCATGGACTTGTGCTGCGGTACGTTGTCCGAAATCCACTGAATCTGCGCGTGTAGGCGCTTGTCGAAGCGGTATTGATAGCCCGGACCCTTGATGTCCGGGCTTTCGCTGTCCCACGGTGCCGGGGGCGGCTCGGGCGGGCCGTCGTCCGCGCGCCTGTGCGTGTGGATGCCGGGCTTGTCAGCGGCCGGTTTTGCGGGCCGCTGGGGCTTGTCCTTCGCTGGCGCTGGTGCTTGTGCCGGTTTGCCCTCGTTCGTTGCCTGTGCGGCCTCCTGTGCAGCCGGTGCGCCCTCCCCTGCTGCCTGGGCCGGTGCTGGAGTGGGTGCCGGGGTCAGTTCTGGCGCTGGCGCTGTGGCGCTGTCGCCCGCCTTGACGACTGTGACGCCGCCTGCCGGATCAACGTGCATCAAGGCGGGCGCTTCGTTCGCAGCCTCGACAAACTCGCTCGGGCTACGAAAGCCCTGTTTCTTTTTCTGGTTCATGCCCAAATCTCCGCAGCGAGGGCGGTCATTTCAGCGATTGCCTTTTCATCGCCCCGGACGTATTCGAGCGCGCCCATGCCGTCGCGGGCGCAGTTCTGGTACACCTTGCGCTGGCGGACGATAGTTTGCAGCATCGTGTAGTTTTGCAGGCCATCGACGTACTCGGCCATTTCCTGCGCATCGGTGC